CTTACCGGACACTCAATGGGGCCGGAGATAAGCAATGGTGACATTATCGCCTTACGCGAAGTAACGACACCTATCCAATATCTTCCTGCAGGAGAAATATACGGCATCGTTACGGCTGAATACCGCACCGTGAAAAGAGTCAGGTTAAGCCAGAAAGAAGGTTATGTACGGCTTATTCCTTCTAATAAAAGCGAGGAGTTTTGTGAACAGGAAATCCCCATCAGCATGATTCTAAAAGTATATGCTGTTTTGGGAAGTATCAGGAAGTTCTTTTAATTATGTACATTAATGATTAAAGTTTGTATGAAAATATTTACACATATACTTTTCACTGCATTTTTATTTTTTTGTTCATGTAACAATACATCTGAAGAAGGAATAGAAAAATCAATATCAGATTTTGTTCAATCCTCTTTACCTGAAACCTGGACTTATGAACCGATTGCATACTCTGTAACTGATAGTGCCATGTCAAAGGTTGAAGATACTAAACAGTATCAAGAACTTGTAGAAGCACAAGCACAATTAGATTCAGCTTTTATTCATGATGAAACTATAGGTTATTATGAAGAAATGAAAGAACTTAAATCTAAATTTACTCCACACTATATAGGTAAAAAGATTATTCATGCTTATTTATGCTCGACAGATTTCGGGGATTCTTTATTCATCAATACATATATAGTGGGAGACGATGGAGATATTACAAGAAGTAATGCTACTTCTATATATATTTCATCCCCAGATTCTGTGCGAATGGAGTCAACAAAAAAGCAACTGAAACAATTTCTTGACGAGGCTGTGAAATGGAAATAATTCTATAACGTGACTTCACTAATGATATTTTATTACAAAAAACAATATGAGACTACTTGATATAAAACGATATATTAATATAGCGTACGAAAATTTTGAACCTAAATTTTCAAATAACGGAAACTATTATTACTTGGACAATATATTACAAACAAAGAAAGCCATAATGGCATTACATGATTCGGGCATAATGAATTATACAGATTCAGCTTTCAGTGCTCAAATTGCGACAAGCCTTACTGATAGGTTTATATTAGAAGGAAGACAATACAACATTTTTAGAAGTGAGTCCACAAATATCAAATACGTAATCAACATTATGTATAAGTGGCTGGGAGAATATGTACCCACAGAAGAAACGGAAACTATCATTAATATAAAATTGCCTCAAATAAATACCCTTTCTGACTTTGCAGCATCCGCTGGCTGTATAAAAAAAGCATTGTCGCAATTAATTCCAGAAGTAGGTGGAAATATTAATGTAAAACAATTAGATCATGGTTCTTATTGGCTTATTATCGATGTGGGAACTATAGAAGCTGTAGCTT